GTCGGCGACATGGTGGTACCTCGGCGCGATCTGGAGTTTCGACCGCCCGGTCATCCGTTCCACGACCCCGATTCGTGGGAGGACGGTGAGCGCGAGCAGTACGAAGACGCGCTCGACTCCTCAGCCGGACACACCTACTTCTCCGACAACCTTGAGCACGGTCGGAGCTTCGCTTCCCGCATCTACTCCGTCGAGCCGACCGGGAAGTACTGGCCCGACCACACGCCCGGCACGTACGAATCGCAGCACCCGCTGCGTGTCACCGGCTTCGTGGAGGCCAAGCGATGAGCCGTCTTGACTGGAAGCGGGGTCGCTTCGACTCCGACTTCGAGACCAACGAGATCAACCACGCCCTGCGCGGACACCAGAACGCTCAGGTCGGGGACTCGGTGGAGTACTTCCGGATCGATCGGGCGTCCTCGGAGATGGACGACGTCTACGACGAGGGCTGGGGGGTCGGGAAGAAGTACCGTCCGGCTGTCAACCTTCCGGCGCTGCACGTCACCCACGACGAGGGCGAGCACCAGACGACCGACTCCGGCTTCTACTTCAACGACAACATCTACGTCACCGCGTCGTTCGACCAGGTGATGCGGACCGGCCTGACCCTTCAGGACATCGAGCACGAGTCCTACCTGAAGGACCGGCTCATCTACGACCGTCGAGTATTCCGGGTGACCCAGATTCACGTCCTCGGCCAGATCCGGACGCGAGACGTCATTGTTTCCATCGAGGGAACAATGGTGAAGCCGGACGAATTGGTCAACGATCCGCAGTTCGCCGAGTACGCAGACCGTACCTAGCAGGCGACCCTTTCCTGTGGGACCATGTAGGTAACCGACAGGAGAGGGGAGGAGACAGTGCCTAACCAGGAGCAGCAGCCGTACGGCAGCAACGAGGTAAACAACGCTCAGCAGTTCTTCAGCGAGCGCGCACAGGAACGACGGGACCAGCAGGGGATGATCAATCCGTTCTCCGCTGCAGTGTCCGGTCTGATCGGTGCCGCACTGGCCAAGAAGATGTTCGGAAACCGAGGTTCATAGACCTATGACGTGGATCCTCAACGAGGATGCCGCCATCAAGCAGAAGTTCATCGGACTAACCGTCACAGGCGACGGAAACGCACCACCACTCGGACATGATGTGGCGGTGCGTTTTCGTTTGCCAGAGACAGAGTTGGCGGACGCTACCTTCCCGATGGTCGTGATCGAGCACGCCGGGATCAGCAAGGCCGACGACCGTGAGCACCGTGGCCACACCAACCTGACGTACGTCCCCGAAGGGGTAGACGACCAGGGAATCATCGTCAAGGACCCGGAAACCGGGCTGGACGTGGTGTGGGGCGTCGAGGGTGGCACATTCGACCCGAACCTGTCCCCATTCAAGGTGGACGATTACCCGATCCCGTACAACATCGACTACCAGGTGACGGTCTACGCGCGGCTTCAGAATCACCTAACGGAACTGATCGCCAAGTTGGCTGTTATCGACCGTATTCCGGCGCGATTCGGATACGTCGAAATCCCTCAGGACGGAACCGTTCGTACGCTCGACCTTCTTGGCGGGCCAATGGTAGAACCTGATCGGGACTCAGATGGTAAGAGAGTCTTCCGGGCGGTCTATTCTATTAGAGTGGTCTCGGAACTGAATCTGTACGAGGTACGTCGATTCCAGACCTACGTGCAGTCCGTCGATCTCCAGGTCAATCGGATCGCCGACACTTACGAGTAATTTGTAGGAGACAGAATGGCAACCTACCTACGGCCTGGGGTCTTCGTCGAGGAAGTCCTGCAGCCGCTGACGGATCCCTCGCTTGAGGCGAGTGATTCCATTGCTGCATTCATCGGCACCTCCAGCAAGGGTGGGCCTCTGGGTCCGACTCTGGTGACCTCTTGGTCCCAGTACCAGGCGCTGTTCGGTGACATTCGAGGCAGCCAGGACGATCTCGCGTACGGGGTCTACACCTACTTCAACAACGGTGGAAGCCGCTGCTACGTAGTGCGTGCGGTGAACTCCAACGCGACGGCCGCATCGCTGACACTGAACGACTCGGACTCCGACGGTGCAGGTTCTGACACCGCTGAGCCGACCCTGACTGTGACCTCCAAGGCTCCCGGCGTGTGGGCGAGCGCGGCGACCAGCACCAGCCGGATCTTCATCACCGTGCAGACCTCCGGCGTCGGACGCTTCAACCTGATCGTGGAGGTCGGCTCCGGCAGCACCCTGCTGGCCCGCGAGCAGTGGGACGACCTGACGCTCGACCCGCTCGACCCGCGCTACGCGGTCACCGTGGTGAACTCGCCGACCGTCGGCTCGAACTACGTGACGCTGACCAAGGTCGGAACCTTCGGCGACGACGTGACGGCCAGCACGACCGGCAACCCGGCAGCGGTCGTCAAGGCTCCGCTGACTGGAGGCTCGGACGGTACCGGATCTCCGGACCTGTACGCGGCCACGCAGCGGCTGGACAACGTCGACGCGATCCTGAACGTCAACCTGCCGGGTGTCTCCGACACCTCAGTCCTGACGAACGTGATCAACTGGGCCGAGGCCGCAGGCACCCGCTTCGTGGTGGTCGACCCGCCGAAGCCGGACGCGACCGACGTGGCTTCCGACGTCGCGACCGACCTGACAACGCTGGCCGGTGGGCTTCCGAAGTCGTCGTACGCGGCCATCTACGGACCGTGGGTCTACATCACCGACCCGGCAGCCGGTGTGCCTGGCGCGCTGCGCCTGGTGGCTCCCGGTGGCGGTGTGCTGGGCCAGTTCGTGCGCAACGACGTGACTCGGGGCGTGCACAAGGCTCCGGCCGGAACCGAGGCAAGCCTGCGGGCGATCAACGCGTTCGTACGCTTCACCGACGCGCAGTTGGACACCCTGAACTCGGCGAGCGTGAACGTCATCCGCTCGATTCCTGGCTTCGGGTTCTGCATCTTCGGTGCGCGGACGCTGGCAACACGTACGCCGGACCGGTACGTCAACGTACGCCGCACGCTGATCGCGGTGAAGCGGGGCATCCTGAACATCACCCGCTTCGCGATCTTCGAGCCGAACGACGAGATCCTGTGGGAGAACCTCTCAGCGATCGTGTCGCAGTTCCTGAGCACCCAGTTCCAGTTGGGAGTGCTCCGGGGCGACGTTCCGGACCAGGCCTTCTACGTGAAGTGCGACGAGGACAACAACCCAGCCGGATCGGTGAATGCCGGTGTCGTGACGGTTGAGGTCGGAGTCGCTCTCCGCAGTCCGGCCGAGTTCATCGTCATCCGCATCGGACAGTTCGACGGTGGGTCGACTGCCGACGAGACCGTGGCCTGAGGGGTAACTGACAATGGCAACTACTAAGCCGTCGATCGCTCACCTGAAGACCGACCCGCTTCGGAACTTCAAGTTCTTGGTGAGCATCTACCACCCACGGGCCGGGTTCGGAGCCATGGGCTTCATGTCCGTGAGTGGTCTGAACATCTCGACCGAGGTGATCCCGTACCGCGAGGGCGGGATGAACACGACCACACAGAAGATGCCCGGCCAGAGCGACTTCGCTCCGATCACCCTGACCAAGGGCCTCGCGGTCGGCGACCAGGCGATGATCAAGTGGATGAACGAACTGTTCACGGTCATCCAGGGAACCGGCACCGGCATCGCGGGTCAGGACTTCCGGTCGACCATGGACATCAAGGTACTGGCGCACCCGGTGACTCGGGGGACAGTGCCCGTCAAGGCCGCCTTCCGCGTGTACAACGCCTGGCCGACCTCGGTCGCCTACTCCGACCTGGACGCGGGCGCGAACGCGATCGTCATCCAGCAGATGACGCTGGCTCACGAAGGCTTCACGCCGAAGTTGGCCAACGGGGTCGCGGCAAGCGAGAGCGTCAAGTTCTGATTCGGGAAAACACCCGTCTCCGCTGACAGTGGAAACCAGCAATAACACGAACAATTCGGACCAGCACAAGGTGAACCTTCATGAGTGACGAAACGGCCCAGTACGTCGACCCGATGGAGAACCCTGCAGCCGCTGCGGCAGCCAACGCAGCGGCAGCGGCGATCATGGCGGACGAGCCCGGCGAGAAGCCGGTCATCCCGCTTCCACGGGACGGCTTCGTACGCCTGCCTGGCGGCCTGAAGTTGGACAGCGGTGCCATCGTGCACGACGTCGAGGTCCGGGAACTGACCGGTGCCCACGAGGAGCGTCTGGCCAAGGCCAAGGAGAGCGGGGACATGTCCCGCTACATGCAGACGTTCCTGGAGTGTGGGGTCGCCAAGGTCGGTGACCAGGACGCGTCACCGGCCCTCCTGCGACAGTTGCTGCTCGGGGACCGCGACTACCTGCTGCTTCAGATCCGCGTGGCCACGTACGGCGACGAGATCGAGTACGGCGAGTGGGTCTGCCCGCACTGCAAGGAGCAGTCGGAACTCACCCTTGAGGTGGCCGACATCCCGATCGGGAAGATGACCGAGGAAGACCGGCAGTTCGACGTACTGTTGCGCAAGGGCGGGCACGCGACAGTCCGGCTGCCGAACGGTGACGACGAGGCTGAGATTCTGGCCGACCCAGCACTGACCAACAGCGAGCGCAACTCGATTCTGCTTTCCCGCTGCGTTCTGGCCCTCCAGAACAAGGACGGCGAGCGTGTCGTGGTTTCGGCATTCCCGTCGTTGGTTCGTGACGGCCTCGGAATCGTTGACCGGAATCGGATCCTGGACGAAATCGCCAAGCGCCAGCCCGGTCCACGGTACGATAAGGTGGAATACGTTCATACCTGCGGAAACATCGTGCACGTCCCTATGGGATTGATGCTCTTGTTTCCGGGGCTGTAACAACTACCAAGAGACGTACCACGAATTCGAACGACTCTCCGTTCTAAACCCGGCTTGGTCCCTAAGTGAAATTCGCCGGTTGTCCGTGCGCGAACGCCTGCATTGGATTCGTCTTTACGAATGGGTCCAGCAAGTGCGCAAGGTGAACACTTAGGAGCGAAGTGTCGAGCCAGAACCCGAATCCAACAGTCGTCGGGGCCAGCCGACTGCTCGGGGGCCAGAATCTGCAGAAGGCTGTAGATGCCACCGAGCGGGTCGTGCAGAGGCTCAGCACTGCCATCTCCCGGCTCGTTCCGGCCATCGAGACGCTGACGACTGCCGGTAACGCGTACCGCGCTGGTGGCAAGGCCACCTCGTCGTGGAACTCCGCATCGAACTGGAAGGGCCAGAACGGGGGTGGTGCCTCCTTCGGCGGCCAGGTCGGCTCCTTCGGCTCTGGTCAGGGCCAGCACCGTGCTCCCGGCCCTGCCACGATGTTCGGTGGCGGTTCCGGTGGAGGCGGACAGCATCGCGGACCCGGTAACGGAGCGGCCACCGCAGGCTTCATCGCGGGTGCAGCGGTCAACGTCGGTTCGCAACTGAACGCCAAG